ATCAACAGTGCCATTACCACCATCAGTCCACCCGCTAGGATCAAACGGACTAGGCATCAAGTTAGTGCTTGTGTACGAAATAGCGCCCTTGTATTTGTCGGATTTTCCGAAATAGGCGGCTTGAACGTAAAGCTGCGAGCCGATTGGGGGCTGTGTAGGAGCGTTAACCATGTCCGTAAACGTGGCGACAGCAAAACAACCGGCTGCATCAATGGTTAGTGTTTCCATTGCTTCAACTAAAACAAAATCATTTCCTAGCTCAGTAAATTTAACTTCATCAACATTCCCGTTAGGGTATGTATTATTTCTTAAATCTATCCGAGCCGAGGCAATCTGAGATCCTGTTTTATTAAAGCCAATAAAGCAACCCGCCTCCCACGTGTCAACTCTTTTATATATAAAGGCGCAATAAAGCTTATCCCCGGCTAAAAAGTCTTGAGGATTATCCAAAGATGAGAAAAAAGTAAAAGGCCCTGCTCCTGTCTGCTCTGCCAACCCAATAACGCTAGAGCCACTAGGATTTGCCAGCGTTACATTTGTTATAGTCCCATCGGAATCTGGCTTCCACCCACTCGGATCAAACGGACTGGGCATGTAATTAGTGCCAGTGTATTCAATATAAGACTGCGGCGCGGCCACATCTTCGGGCACCATTTTTAACTCGCCATTGACCTCTAGATAGTCACCAGCTTCAAACAGTTTATCTTGATCAGCATTCCAGCCTTTTGTATTCAATAAAGACGAACCAGAAGCCACAGCCCCATCAACTACACCAGCGCCAGACATAGTGCCGCTTTGGTAAGCATCGAATGGCGTCAAATAGAAACGCCCAACCTTGCCACCTAGGCTAGTCATAAACGCTTTGATTTTATTAGCTTCTTGCCTTGTGCGATTACTAAACGCAACTGAACCACGCCAGCGAGCACCGGGCAACTCCATGTGCTGCACATTCTTATTAAGCGTAGACTCAAACGAGCTTGTATTCGATTCAAGTGTAAAGCTGGGGTTAGCATCTGGGCTAACATTGGGGAAATTCTTAACGGCCATTATGCGCGTCTCCTTACGGCTTGCGATGCTGAGCCGCCGCCGTTTATTGCTGCAAATACTTGATTATAAACGGATTGATTAATGCTTGGTAGCAGGCCAGCTAGCTCGGCTTTAGTCACACCGCTTTGGATATTTACATTCACAGTGACGTTATTCTCGCCGCCGCCTAGGTTGTGATTAGCTTGCACATTGCCATTGCCATTCATGTGGACAATCTCTGGCCCATTCTCACCCACTAGGTAGCTGTTACCACTTGATACTTGGCCACCCATAGCGCGAGCGCCTTGGTATTCTTGCTGGTTAATAGCCGCAATCTGCACCGCAGCCAGTCCAGCCATAGCGGTGGCAAATGCAGGTTTTGCTATAGTTGGTATTGATTGGTCACCAAGAACCCCTAAAACAGCTAGTGATGCACTAATAAGCGCTTGTGTGCTTGCCAGTGCCTTGTAATTATCAAACTGTTCTTTGCCGCCTTGTTTGGCAATATCAGCTAGGTTTCCGAAAAACTGACCTGTGTAGCCTAGTGTTTTTTGTTGTTCGGCGGAAAGGATTTGGCTTTTCTGCTCTTGTGTTCTGTTTTCTATTGCAATCAAGTCGGCAGATAGCTTCTCCGCGTTCTGCGTTCTAAGCTGGTCGTAGCGCTCTTGCGATAGGTTTAATTCATCGTTTGAAAGCTGGATTACTTCATTGCGGCGCTCAAACTGTAATCTTGCACGCTCGGCAGGGTCAGCCTGTTGAACTTCGATAGACGCAAGTTGACTGCTAAGCGAAGAACGCAAGGCTTCTTGTTTCTTTAGCGCATCTGTTTCGGCTTCAATCTTTTCGATACTGCCCTGCATGGCAAGCGCGCTGGCAATCTCTGCGTCGGTTGCACCATTAAGGATTAATTCGCGTTTAAGCAACTCAGAGTTGTTTAGAGTTAACGCAGCTAGTTGATCAGCCAGGTCAAGCTGTGTCCTTTGGATAGCTGTCGCTCTTTCAACTTCTAGCTTAGTTTGTCCATTTAATATAGCATCGCGTTCTTTTAGTGTATTATTGTTTTCTTCAATTACTGCTTTATTAGTCGCAATTACTCTGTTGAGGCGGTTCTGTTCTTCCTTGTACTCGATAATACCAATACGGCCTTTTTCATAACTAGAAATAAGCCTGTCCAATTGAAAAACAGCTGTTTCGTAATCCCCTTTTGCTTCTCTTATTTCTTTTTTTAGCTTTTTTTGGTCTTCTGCTAGGTTTATTCGCAAAAGTTCTTTTTGCGCGCTGCCCAGTTCATCGAATTTATTGATCAGCTCTTCAATTTCTTCTCTAGTGTCGGCTGTCTGCCCTTCGGTGTCACTTAACGCAGTCAACAACGGCCCAGCCATAACACCAGCTGCAGCACCCACAAGGATGCCAAGTGTACCAAAACTCAACAGCATATCAGGAAGCTGAATAGCTAAAGCGCCAAGGTAGTTGCCGGTTACAGCACCTTGTTGAGCTACTTGGTTTAATTGAAATGATAGGTTACGAGACGCGCCCCCCATTCCATTGGTCGCTTTTTCTGCCTTGCCAGTCTGAATTGCCAAGGCTTGTGACTTGACGCTCGCGGCTGCAATAGAATTGGCGTATTCTTGGTTGGATCTTGCGGCAATAAGTGTAGATCTTGCTAGCTCGTCTGTTTCTGTATCAAGTTTTGCATTAATTTGTGCAAGTTTAGACTGTCCTATAGCAAGTGCTGAGCTTTCTTTTTTTAGCTTCTGCATCGCAAGTTCTGACGCGCCAGATTTTTTGCCAAGCTTATCAAGCTGGACAAGCCCAGCTTCTAGGCTTTTTGTGTCTAAAGCTATCGCAAGCTTTGCAATATCTGTCATTAAAAATCACCTGCCCAATCTGGTACTTCGTGTTTGCCATGGCCTCTATTGCGTTCACTGAGCCAAGCGCTTGATAATTGAACGATGGCGAACGCCTCGTCTTTTGTTGGTTTGATTCCTGTTATATCAGACCAAGCTTTTATTTCTTGCCATGTAATGACAGTGCCTAAGCCTATTTCACAAATCCAGTCCCAGACATAGCCTAGCGGGCCTTGATCTGGAAACCCCCAATTCCATTGTTTTAAGCGTGGCTCCTTCTGCCCTTCTTGCGTGGCAGATAGGAAGCCCATTAGCTTTATGAAGGTTTTAATCTGTTCATAATTGTCTGCATGTAGCCTTTTTTTTTGCCGAAATGCTCGTCGACAGCTACACATAGCCAATAGTATTCAGGATTGGTTAGGTACTCTTTCGCCAATTCCTTGGTGAACGGAATTTCTTTGCCTTCTTCCGTAACACCAGACCAACCAACTACAGCACAAAGCGCCTGATTGATAACAAAGTTAGACCAATCTGGGCCACTCTTTGAGCGGTCAATACGAGCAGAGGCGTTCGCAAATTCAGCACTTAATGGGTCGCACACAGTGAACTTAATGCCAACGTCGCCAGCTTGCGGGTGAATAACGTTAATAACTTCGTTCTGTGTGCCTAGCTCCTTGATGTCCATATTAAGGTGCCGCCACTTCGATTAAGTCAGAGGTAACGCCCAAATTGGTTGATCGCATATTCACCGCGCCAGATGTAGCTTCTGAATCTGGAGCACTAGCAACAATTGCTTGGCAGTACTGAATACGACCAGATGGGCGAACAACCTTCATGCTGATAGGATCAGGACTATCAAGTGCGGTGATTAGAATCCCCTGCCCAGCGTCGCCTTCTACAATTCGATATTGCAAAGCAGGGTCGCCGTTGTTTTTTGCGCCCTTGGCTTTTCGAGTCACGCCATCTTTTAAGTCCACATGATTAAGAATCTCAAAAGATGCGCCAATTTCACCAAGTGAAGACACGCCAGTCACTTCTGACCATGTTAAACCGGCATAATCTGTGTCTGTTTCTGTAGCTGGTAATGCAGCGGAAACAGATACGACCGTTCCTATATTTGTTAGAGACATTGCTTTTTCCTATCGTTTCACTGTTTTTGATAGTTGTATTTTATCACTCTGAATACTCAAATGATAGCGGCAACACGTACACGCCACCTCGCTGGAATGGTTCCATTGTCTGTGGGCTAGTTGTAATGCGAATGGCGTCCACTAATATTGAGCCTCTGGTGAACTCAGCTTCGATTAGGCCGGCTATATCCGTTAGCTGTTTAATGCCGTTGTTCTTTTTGTTGCACACGTTTATCTGGCCAATGCCACGGCGAAACACTTTAGTATCATTCAGGCCATAATCGCGGTCGTTAGGCGCAATGGATAGCTCAAGCCATGCACCGCTAGCTGGCTCGGTGAAGTCAAAGCCAATGCTATTAATCGGCAGGCTGTTAGCCGTGGCAAACGCCTTGGCCTTATCCATTAGTGCTATGTGAACTTGTGATAGTGTTGTCATTCTCTTAACGTCCTACTCATTAATAAGCCTGCATTCTTGGCAACCGTGTACTGCCAATTTTGCGCAGCCTTTCGCATAAATTTAAACCGGTTTTCCATTGGTCGCGCATAGTTAGCCGTCCAGCCGAAATACAATGTCTCACCAACTCGCCAGCGGTTAATGGTTGTAACCGTCTCGCCCGCGTCCCAGTCGCGAGGAGTGTAGCCTTCTGGCTGTTCGTCTGGGCCAATAGGTAAACGCCCAATGGCTGCCTGCCCTGAGTTAATCAAGAAGCTTGTATCAATAGGAGTGTTACCGCCTTTATTGTAGTCGGTCTGCGCTTCTCGGATTATCTCCTGTGCAGACTGCTTAAACACAGCCTCGATACGTTCGTTACTGGATGATATAAATTTGTTAATGTCGGCGGTGAATGTCATTTAAACCCCTCCATCCTGACCTGTCGGCCAATAAAATCTATTGTGATTACATTACGGCAACGGCACTGGATTAGCTGCTTACCGGGTGCGCCTAGGCTGTTATCACCAGGGTACATTGCCTTGCTGCCATCTGGGAACACGTATTCTTCTTCGATTGGAATGCCATCTTTGTAGTTGGCCTCCATTTGGAAATGATCTAGGCGCGTTCGCTTATCTCCCGTAGCGTCCCATGATTTCTTAGCATCCTGCGAATCCAGCTCGCCTTTGGCCATGGCCTGCTCAACTGCTTGAAACTGGCCAGCACGCAAAGCATTAATGGATTCAGTGCGTGCTATTGCGTCACCTCTAAATTTCAGTGTCTTGCTTTGCATTCGTGTGATGGCGTTATCAATCTGTACCTTTGTTAATGGTTTGTCATCCTCAATGGCCTTGCGGATAATATGATCATAACTCTTATCCCTAAGCTCGCGATTGAAATAGTTGCGGTCTAATTCTAACAGCTCATTGCGGGCTTTATTAACCCATCCTGCTTGCTGTGTGGTTAGGCCCACTGTACCGCCTGCCCTTTTGCCTGTTTCTGGGTTGTATCGCCCTACCAAACCAATCGCCGTGGTGCGTGGGTTATCGCCAAGCTCTAAGCCTCGCTCCAATTGCTGCTTAATCATATCCACTTGATCTGTAACTACCTCCGTTACAAACTGGCTAGACTCGCTCCGTATCCATTCAATGGCACTAGGCGCGGCCATATCAAAACGAAAACCGACACTGCCTAGCTCAGTAGGTATGCGACCGATCTGCTCAACGCCTGTTAGGCCGCCTGTTCTGTACGCTTGGTATATTTCATCGTCTACCTGCTCAAACGCCGCCCTGTCGATGCCCAGCAAGCGCACCACTGCGTCACTGTCTTGTCGCTCTATCGCGGCCTCTAATTCTTTTAGCGTCACGCTGTTTTTTATATCAGACACAGACGAAGCAAAGGCGCGTAGCATGTCGCGTTCTTTTTGTTGTGCAATTAGGTCTAGATTAATAGGCATAAAAAACCCCTCGATTGAGGGGATTATAG